CTATTTCGCCAGCCCCGGCCACCGCAGCGCCCCATCTGCATCCGGCGTCAATGTGACTGGCTCGGTCAGCATCCGGCCCTCATCGTCCATAATGTACCACTTGCCATCTATGGTCTGCTTTCCTTTTACCATGGCTCCATCCGCTCCCAGGTAATACCAGCGGCCATTGTACTGATACCAGACATTACGCACCATCATACCGGCGCCGTCAAACCAGTACCAGCGCCCCTCATCCTCGTACCAGTCGTTGACAACACAGCGCTCATTGTCCAGATAAAACCGCCAGCCGCCATTTTCCTGCTGCCAGCCAGATTTCCCCAGTTTTGACCATGGCGGCAGGCCATAGCCCAGTATTTTGTTGTCAGTGCGGCTGTAGGATTTTCTGCACACTCCACCGCCATTTTCCACCACCCCCGAAGCTCCGGAAGTGTTGCCCTCAATGGTCTTTATCCGCGTGGCCGTTACCTCCGCAACGATGCCGGTATGGTATGCTCGCTTTCCGTTGGTAAAAAATATCACCGCTCCCGGCTCCGGAGTGCGACTAAAACAGCCAGCTCTTTTAAACTGCTCCGCTCCTGTCGGACAATAATGATACAGGCCGCCACATAATAGCATCTTGGCCGTCTCCAGACCAAATGCCTGCACAAATACCTCCGATACGAACATAGCGCACCAGGGCTGGGCCTGATAGTTACCGCCGGTATGGGCCTTGTAATCCCTGGCAAAACAGGTATAGTTGTTGCTGCCTGCATTGGCTGTAAAATCATCCAGATGGGCATTGCTTCGTTTTTCCAAATAGCCGACCCATTTGGCGGCCTGGTCGATTAACTTCTTTACTGTATTTTCCATAGTTTCCTCCAAAATAAAAACAGCCCCAGATTCCTCCGGGGCTGTTGCGACGTCGCAAAATTATTTACTCTGCGAACACCCAATCTTCTGCCAGCATATCCGCCTGACTGGCAAGCCATCCCATCTGTATACCGCTTGTGCCAACAAATGAAATGGCTTTATTTCCAATAGCATCATGCTCACAATTTACAACATCTCCTGCCGCATTCTTGTAGCTGATATTGGATGCCAATTCAATATATTGATTTTTTCCGTTCCATCCCTGCCGCTTAACCCTCATGCCTCGCTTCATCATTTTAATGGCTGTTCCAAAATCGAAGGCAGCCACACCACCCAACACAGGAGTGTTTTCCTCTGTTGCAAAGATCCATTCGTCAGACAGGATATTCTTCAGAGTATATTCAACCCTCTGCGTTTCCCGAATATCAAGCACATCACCGGGCTTGTCTGCATCCTGCAGGCGGCAATGCATCATAATGGTTTCTTTTTCTGCGTCCCAACACCAATATCCGCCCCATGACGGCAGCTTAACCTTTGCGCCGGATTTCATTTTTTCAAAAGCTTCTGAAAATTTCATAGTTCAATTCCTTTCTTATCAAAAATTACCCGGCATAACCCGGCCGGGCGCGGGAGATCCGGATCACCTCCTTACAGTTTCCCTCTGTCACCGTTTTCGTCCTCATCTGGGATTTCTGTGACGGTCTCAATCTTTTTCTTCACAAATCGTAAAACCGGACTCAGAACCGGAATAACAAGCCCTGTAGCCTCACAATTTTCCGTAATACTAATTAATTCATTCACCACCAACCAACTAGCCACCATGGCTGCAAACAATAGCGGAAACTGCATCTCGATATGTAGCGTGGCGGTCACATAGGATATCATGCAATCAATCCCGAAACCGACAAAAATCAGAATGTACATCATGACTTTTTTAACAATTCCGGTAATGGATTTTTTACTGGTAATCTTCTCACCGTTTACTTTGGATGCGGCCAGCCCGGTAAAATAATCAATAATGTTACAGGGCACCAGCAGCGCCAGAGGCACTGCCAGAATCCCGAAGAAGCTAAAAAATGCGCCCGCTGCTGCGCTGATGACGTATTCCAGAGACTTTTCTTTCATGTTTTTCATTAACTCCTCCTGTTTTAATCGTGGTCACAATCCTTGTGCCCCGGACCGCCCTCCTTATGTCCAGACTGGACAATATGGGGCTTTCCAGGAGTTGCAGGCTTGGTGTACTCATGACCCTCTCCAGTGCTTAATACCTGGTTTTTCAGCGGCTCGCTGTCTTTTCCTACTGCGGGGCCTGCGTTTACGTGTGGGGTAATAGATTTGTGTTTGATACTCATGGTTTGTCCTTTCTGCCGCGTGACGGTGCGGCGCCGGTGTATATTTAATAATGTAGTTACTCTAAGCGGATACGAATGATCTGCGCGTTCGATGCTACATATAATCCCAGCCGAATATACTGGCTGCCTTGCAGCGACGATATGTCAAATACCAGTGATTTACCGCTGACGGATGTGGGCACCGACTTAATTGTAGTTGGCTTGACCGATGAACCCACACATAAACGCTGCCTATCTATATAACTTGTTGTAAACACACCGCTTCGCGCATCCTCAACTATCAACTTACTGTAAGCAGATAAATTTACAGGATTTGTGAAATGCAAATAATAAGTATAAAGTGTTGGGAAGGCAATACAGTCCGATCGAAACTCCATGTTGGAATTTTCTAAATTCATGGGGTTGTTATAGATTCCGCGATAGTACAGGTCGTTTGCATTGGCCACGTATCCCTCAAAGGTACCAACTACCGAACTGCCATCCGGAAAAGTAATCCGCTGACCTTTTTTAATATAAGCCGCCGGAATATTAATGGCCGGAACTGTGATGTTGCCCAGCATGTATTTTTGATAAACATATGCTGTTTTCTGTGTGGTTCCAGGGTTTAGGGTCATCGCTGCCTGTGTTGGGATATTTTGCGTGACAAGGCCGTTTCCGTCATGGATTCCCCATGGAATTGTTACCTGACCATTAATGGGTAAATTGGCTGTCCACTTATTTCTTGTCGGTACCAATCCTGTAACCGGGTTTCCGTTTTTGTCCACAATCACAGCTCCCTCGCGCACATCGTATGCCCCTGCGGTTACTGCTTCCAGCTTTGCACCTTTTCCACCTCCGCCTCCAGGCATCCATATTCTTCCCATGCTCACACCCCCTTAAGCCCTACCGTACAGTTTGTGGTAGGCTTTTCATACGCATAAAAAACTGCATTTCCGTTTCCAAACTGCGCAGCTCCGGAGCTGATGATACGATAAGCCTCCGCGTAAGCAGATTGAACAGAGGCTGAGGCACCGACTGGAAGAGCACTCACGAGGATTGCCTCCATGTCTGCGGTAAATGCGCTATTGTAAACATACTGATAATAGGGTGCAGAAGAACCACTCCAGCTATTTGCATACAGGGTTACTTCTGTTGTGTGATTTAATTTATTTATTGCAGCATTGGTGTCATTGATATCCTTTGCGCCAAATGCATCCCCTTGTACCGTGTACACGGTTCGGTCCGTGATAGCACTGTATCCATTTCCCAGGGTACGGATCTGATACTGTCGCTCTCCGCTCCACGCTGCATCCTTATAATTTGTTTTTAATGCCATTAAAAATGACCTCCTGTCCCCAGCACAAACGACAGTGTCGGTCGCCCTTGTGCCTGATTTACAAGATTGTTATACAGATTCAGGCAACACTGCTCTATGCGATTCAGTTCCACATAGTTAATCGTTGCCGTATTTTCGTAGTACGTTTTCTTTACTCCTCCCAGCTCTGGGATGGTATTTTTACAGATTGCATCCAGATTATCCTCCAGAGCATTAATTTCATCTGCATACAGGTAATCTCCTGCCGCTTTATCTGCCCCCATAGAGGAAAGAGAAAACTCCGGATACAGCAAAACAGCTTTGTTCCGGAGCT